CGTCGACTATACCGCGTCTATGTTCTAATTAATTGTATAGTATGTATTTTATATAGCAGATTTTTGAAGAGTGCAAGAGATCTCGTAGTGAAGTTACGTTTTCAACGATGTAGCTTTTTTATTAAGTAGCTACTGAAACTTCGGGTGCAGCATCTTCGATCTTACTAGAAAGACTAGCTATTTTAGCTTCTTCTTCCTTGATCTGATTGACAACTTCTCTTATTTTTTTGTCAATCCTAACCATGTCCAGCGTATATCTCTGGTTATCACGCTGATGCACCGCCCATTCTGTCTCGAGACTCCTCTTTGTTTTGTAAAGGTCTCTGACTTGGATTTGCATTTATAACCTCCTCATAGGTTACCCATAATCTAGATGAATCACTAAATCCATCTTTCTCCCATTTTATATCATTTATTCCTAGCTTGTCAACTAGTGCATTTTCAAACGCTTTATCATCATCCTCTGAGATAACCTCAAAGTCTGCGTAATAGCCATATGCTCTGATTTGTACACGGAAGTTTTTCATGTTTGCCTTTCTATTT